GGTTTTCATCGCTACCTTGCCCTCTGAATCCCTTTCGGTCTGGATAAGATCCTGTTTGGCGAGACTGGCCTCGGTCGCGCTGTGCATCAATACCCCGGTCAGCTGCTCTTTTGCATCGCCGAGCTTCTGCGCAGCATCGACAAAAGAGGCACCGTTGATGGTGCCGTTGTCCGATGTGATGTCAAGCGCCAAGCCTGCCATAGACCCACCACTGCCATCCCCCGCCGCACTGAAGATGCCCTCAAGGACGGACAAAAGTGCAACTTGCAGCCGGCGCGCCCAGTAGCTTGCCACCAGGTCGGCGATAACCCGCATCGGATCATCCCCTGCAAGGTTTGCCGCAAGGTCATTTGCCGCCCATACCTGCCCACGGCGCAGTATTACCGCGATATCCTTCCCGGTTGTGATCTTGTGCGGCGACAGGGGTTCGCTATCATCCAGCACCTCGTCGACCGTGTTGGCCAGATCCTTCCAAAACGGCATATTGACAGTCGTTGCCGGCTGTGAAGCCAGTGCGTCAAACTCCGCCGAATTCTCCACTATTCCGCTCTGCACCAGCGCGGATAATTCCATCGTCCTCTGTACGACATACGGCGAAAATATCTCGGGGGTTACCACGTCCGCCATACGCGTTACGTTTAATTGTCCACTCATAATTCACTTCTCCTTTTTTAGAATTTTACTCCCGCCTCTTTCTTCAGCCGTGCCGCAAGTGACGGGTTTTCTTGCAGCAGTTTTGCCTGCTGGGTCAGGTTGAACGTGTCGGCTTTCCACGGGTTCACCTCAGTATTGCCGGCACCTGGCGGGTTTGTGCCGCTTCCCACTTTGCCGGATTCTCCGAAAAGGTATGCATCGCTTTTTTGGAGTTCTTTGAGCTGGTCATCCAGACCAAGGAGTTTGTCGCCGTCAAGCTTCACTTGCTCCATGTCAAGCAGAGCCTTGACAGCTTTCGGATTTTTGGCCTTGGCTGTGGTCAGCGCTCTTTCAAGCGCAAAGTCTAGCTGCATCTGTGCGAGCTTCGCTTGCCATTCTTCGCCAGCCTTTTTGTTCTCGGCTTGCAATTGCTCAATCTGTGCCTTTAGTTCCTCACTGTTGCCGGCAGCGTTTTTAAGCTGCTCAAGCTGTTTGTCCCTCTCCTGGATGTCGGCCTCCAGCTTCTTCTTTGCCTCTGCTGCCTCGTTGTACTTATCCTTCGGGATAAAGTATTTCGGCAATTCCTTGTTGATGTCGGCAATAACGCCGTCAACCTTTTCCTCTTCGATACCGGCTTTCTTAAGTAGTTCCTTTAACCAATCCATTAATAAAACTCCTTTCCTGTTACTTTTTATACTGGTCAGTCCCAGTTCTCAGGTCTTGTCTCTTTATGCCCTGACAATACTAAAGAAGGGCAGAATAAAAGCGCCCGAAGGCGCTTATTAACCTATCTTTTCAACTCGCTTGATTGCACGTTTCATTTGAGATATACGCTTTTCAGCAATTATGCAGTATTCTTTTGATATTTCAAAGCCTATATAATTAAACCCTAAGTTTGCTGCGGCGATACCCGTCGTACCGGAGCCAAAGAACGGGTCAAGGACAATCCCATTCGGAGGGGTTATGAGTGTAATTAGATATTCCATCAGTTTAATAGGCTTGACTGTAGGATGGTGATTCTTCTTAGGCACGTTCCCTCTGTTGTGAGGCATGTTGCCACTAGCTAATGTCTCGTCTCTTCCGTCATTGGAGATTACTTCAGGCATATCCTCTAACCCCATATTCCGTTCCTTCTTAGAAGCCTTAGCACAGTAGAAGAACCTGCTCGCTCCTTTATGTTGTTCATCTAGCATTCGCCCAGCTTCTTCGTCAAGTATTACGTTGGCGGGGAAACGTCCCAATTTGCTACTGGTAACGCCCTCTCCAGAGTACCCTCCCTTATATACGTTCTTAGCCATCTTTTCGGTCTTCCATGTTCCCTTGCCACCTAACCGCTTATCTTCTCCCTCTTCTTGTAACTCAATCCTGCAATCATCAATGTTAATTCCACCAGTTCCCCATTTAAGTACATTGTCAGCAATAGTCTTTTCGCTCAAAGGCTTTCTGGCGAGAACTATTGGCTCATTGGCGGGTTTCAGGGCGGTTCCCCATCCATCCCACTCTTGGGCTTCTGGTGCTTGTGGATTCGATGCAGTCTTTTTCCTAAACGTAGTTGCTATTCCAGTTGCACTTGCTCCCGTGGTGCGGCTAGAAGGAAGCAATTTCCCCTCAACATAAGTCCCCAACTTCTTGTCAATCGCTTTACTTATGTCATGAGACTTAGGGAATCCCGTCCCGTAGAGCCATTGAATACAGTCCCTTATTTCAAACCCTGCTTCCTCGATAGCACATGTCATTCTATGGTATGTTCTGGTTCCCCCGAAGGCTAGTAAGTGTCCTCCGGGCTTTAATACCCTCAAACACTCTTTCCATAATTCCACATTGTATGCTATGCCTGTGCTATCCCATTTCTTATCCATGAAACCCCACTCATACGGAGGGTCGGTTACAATACTATCAACAGAATTATCATCCAGTGATTTCATACCCTCTAAGCAGTCCATGTTGTAAATTCTGTTTAACTCTAGCAATCGTCTACCTCCTCCCCGCAACCTCCCTTCATGTACACAACAAAACCCCTGGTGTATAATTAACCCAGAGGTGTATTTTGTGAGTGATTTTGAATGGTACATGCCACAGGATGAGTTATCTGTCCATGTCGGTATCAATCACCGCATCAGCTTAATATATCAGCAGAAGATGATCCCCTCCCTTATTCGGCTCGGGAAAGAGCACACCCGCCTGTTCTGGAAAGAGTGCGGGCACTGGTATATCCCACGCCCCGGCACAGTGCCAAGGATGGGTAATATTGTGTGGGTGCCGGATAGAAACTGTTATTGCTACAAGAGCCGGGTGCTTATCCCTATGCGGTTTAATGATCCTTCCATTTATGGCATTGCTGTGGAAGGTGTTTAGAGAATTGCATCCTTCGGAGCTTGTATAGTAATTTCTTCCCATCTTTTCCCCTGCCGGATGCACTCCTTATACATTTCCTCCGCATTCTTAAATTTGGGCGGAACCTCGAACGTGCTTGCAAGTGCCTTTATTCCGTATTTTTTAATGTATTCTGCGGTATAAGGATGTGTCTTTTTTATCTCGTCATAATAACTCATTCAAACACCTCCTGATACACTTTCTCAAGAGCATTATACCTTTCGGGAACAACTTCTTTCAGCAAGGAAAGCATTTTATTATTATTAGTTACTTTTAGCGTGCAAAAATCAGCCCATGACTCGACATTGACCATAAATGCTTTATTACCTGTAACCGGTCTTTGCCAGTACTCTTTTGAATGCCCGCCATATAATATTGAGCCTCCATTAGTGTCCTGCGTAATACCGCTTAATATGTCTGACACTTCGGCAAAGCCAGCCTCCCCTAGTCTTTTGATAGTCTCCTTTGCCCATTTGTTGTATTTTGTGAACACCTCGAAGCCCTCTTCTGCGAACCAGTCATCTTCAATTTTTGCCCCTATTTTCGCAGCAAAAATTTTTAGGTCATGAGCGCTTGCTTCGCTGCTTATTAGTTCTTGCAAATATCTTGATGCGCTGTCCACTTTAAGTTCCCAAGAATACCGCTCATCACCAATTTTTATAATTTTTTTGATGGAGCCAACATCTATTGCATGTGCTGTTTCGTGTATAATGATGGACTTCTCCTCGTTTTTGCCGATAACCACTTTATCCGCTGTCGGGTTATAATGTGTGTCCTTATTGTCCGGTACGATTTCATAAGTAGTTTTTTTGAAGGCTTCTGTCCATTTTCGTCTTTCTTCTGCTGGCAGCCTTTCAAGATCATTTGCTATCTGTTTTGCCTGATCTTCACTGAACCCTTTATTTTTAAGAATTTCTTCCGGGTTTTCCTCTGGTGCTTCTATGACCTCCGGTTCCTCAATCTCTTTAATCTCTTTATCCAGGTCAATATGCAAACCATAAGCATGCCTGCAGTTCGGATGGAAAAGCCCGGCTGCCTTAGCCTCTTCCAGCGTCGGATAGCCCGGTGTTTTACCCGTAAGGCTCAGCACCTCCCCCTCCCACGGTTGACACAATTCGCATGCTCCACTGTGGCTACTCACTTTAACCAGGTCATGATCTTGCTCCGCCAGGCGGTTGGCGGTGCCTTGCAGGTGGGCTTCCATACAAACTGTCCGGGCATGCATTTCTGTATAAGTCCGCATATTCCACATCCGGCCAGCGCGGTCTTTGAATCCGGTCACGCCCCGCTCTGCAAGCTGTTCTCTAAACCTTTTGGCTGTCTGCTTCCAGGTGTCATATCCAACAACCGTTCCCCGGACGTTCTCAAGCGCCAGATCACGGTATATGTCATTAACCTGCCGGCCGATTACCTGCGCAACATCCTCAAATCTCTGATAAGCATTCTCAGCCAGCACTTGCGCCGCCTGCTGGTGGATAGCGCCGAAACCGGCTTTCACGGCAACCCCCGCATCTTTAAGCATCGCATCGGCGTTGTAAAGTCCCTGCGAATAAACACGCGGAATTGCCTCACTGCACCAAGTCCGGTTGCCCTCGCGCAGCTGCTGCAGAATGGCCTCGATGTTTTTCTTCATCCCAGCAAGGTATTCTGTTTTATTTGCTCGCAGCAGTGCCCGGTTCAGGCGGTCCAAGATTTCTCTTTCAGCCTGTTCGTAAAAGCGGATGAGCCGCCTGGCCTCGGCTTCGCTAAATTGAATTACTTTGCTTTCACCACGAGCCGGCATTATTCTTCACCGCCCGCACCCTCGCCGCCTTCGCCCTCTATTGATGGCAACGTGATAGGCGGCAATCCCGCCACCGCTCCCTGCCCCGCCTGTTCTTCCCTGATCCGCTCAACCTCCTCCTGCAGCGCTTCGCCCTCCAGCCCGTACATCCGCCTGAGTGAGCTCTCCAGGCTAGTCAGCCCGGCAGTATACCTCTGGACTTCATTCTGAGTGACTTCCTGCTCATCGTCTGGCAAGCCGTCTTTCCAGTCGATGTGGATATTTTCAAGCTCCACTGCCCCGCTCATGCCCTGGGCCTTCTCCAGCAGCGAAGCCAGCCATAAAACCTCTTTTAGTGCTGGGTCAAAGCTCATCCGGATTCGGTTCACTTTCGCCAGCGGGGCCAGCATCAGCCGCCTTAATGCGGTGCCTGATTCTGCGAGCCCCGCCTTGAGCTGGCCAAATGCCGCGGCGCTGGTTTCGGAGAGAACATATAGCTGCTCCATTAATAAATCAATCTGCTTGAACGCCGCTTCAAGCTGGCCGTCCCAGGTGACGTACCCCGGAGGCTGCTCCCCTTGCCCAACAGGAAAGTACTTGCCCCCACCGTGGTATCCCCATTGGCCGGTTGCCGGATCATGCTCTAACGCAGTGTCCGGCCCGTACATGTTCGGGTCCGCGTGCTTGTCCAGGATACGGCTGATCTGCGCCACCCGGACTTCAAGCTCCTGGATGATGCTGTCTAAATCATAATAATCATCGAGGCCCGTCACCCTATCGGTGGTAAGAATGTTGTTAACCGGAACAACCAGGAATTCATCAACGCCGGTTTCGGTTTCTGCGTACTCTAAAGCCGGGCCGATGATGTTATTCTCGATCGGGTATTTAGCTGCGATTAACCTGCCCCGTTCGTGAATCTCAGTCCTTAAATATTTCCTGGTGACGGTCTTGCCCCGCTCCTGTGTTTCCTCCTCGTACGTCCAGGCCAGAACATGCGCTTGAATCTCCTTGATATTGTCGGGCTTCACAACCGGAAACCATATCGCCGGTTGCTGACCTTCGATGATGGCCCGCCCGTCATACCGCAGCTTGAATATGCCGGTGCCGTAACGGCTTACATCAATGGCTACTTCGTGAGCGATATTTATAAGACGGTTATCCTCTACGATCCGGTTAAGCGCCTCCTGTTCCGGACTGTTCTCATCACCCGCGATAATCCGTGGCGGTTCTCCCAGCAGCAGATCGGCAAACAAAAGTGTCATCCTTTTATGCCAGTTCAGTACTATCTCGAGCGTGGCCTGCTGGTCTTCACGCAACAGCCGGACCCAGTCCTTGAACACCTGCTCGTGTTCGCCCTCAAACAAGAGCTTGTTTTGTGCATATCGCTCCAACCGCTCCGCTTCTGTCGGCGGCGGCCAGGGTTTGCCGGGAGCAAGAAAATCTAAACTTATGAGCAAAACATATCACCACCTTAAGCTTACCAGCCGGGGGGCTTGTCTATCGGTCCTTTCTTTCTATGGACCATATCATCTTCTAGGGCATACCTACAGGAATCTATTGAATGATTATCCTTGTCTGGGAACTGGCTTTTCACTATGCCGTTTCGGTCTGTCTCAAGCGCATAGTTTATGAATTCCCTCGCCGCCAGCGGGCACCGCTCCGGGTCTATGATTATCTGCTCCAAGTCTTGCAGGAACTTAATGCCGAACTCAACAGACCCCGGCCCTTTCCGTGCGCCCCGGATATTCATGCCAAAGCTCCGGAGCTCGTCAATGCTCTTTGGCTCGGCGCTGTCGGCTATGGTCCACACATCGTTATACCTCTGGGCCTTCTCCCAGAATTGCCGGTTAAATAAGTTGAGGCCGCTAATCTCGGTAAACAAATAAAGCCGTCGCCGCATCCGGTCATAATGCATACGTTCAAATGCCAGCGGGTCCACTGCATAACCGAAGTCTAACCCCTGCCGGATGCGGTCAAATACGGCGATTTCATCCTGTGTAATAATCCGTAGTTCCACGTTGTTAAATACCTCTAAGCCGGTTCCTACTTCTTCGCCCAGGTATTCATGGCGGTATGCTGTTTCATTGGTTTTTTTCAAATGTTCTGCATCGGCCAGGAACCGCTCGCCCAACCACTCTCGGGGAACGTCCAGGTAATCGGAGTGGTGGACCCGTCGCCCTGGGCGCGGCACCTTCGATTCCTGGTTTACCCAGCTGCGCCCGCTCTTTGGCGGGTTATACGAAAAGAAGGAAATCCGCTGCTTATCCTCTCCCCTAAATAGTGACTGAAGAATGTTGCGGATTTCCTCCATGCCTGTAAACTGATCCAATTCCTCGAACCATGCATATTTGATGTAGCCGCGCCCAAGGTTGATGGATTTCATCTTCCTCGGGTTGTCGGCGGCTTTGAAAACTAT